AGAGCAATCTTAGCCTGTTCTGAAGTGGTAAAGGTAACACCATAGGCTGTGTTGCTTATTGGTATAGGTTTCCAGCTGGCCCACATTGCCCCGGTTAAGGTTAAGTCCATGTAGGCAGTCTGAAGGCCTAATGATCTACGGAAGTCAGCATAGCCATAAAATTCATCTGTATCACCAAAGGCCTTCATTCTGGCTTTGACTTGCTTCTTGCTGGCAATCTCCCCAAACTTCCTGCTGATAGGGCTTCCCTTGCCTATTACTCGCTTTGAATCATAAGGAGGAAGCTCAGAGCCATCAGACTTTCTGCCGCTATCCTGAACTCTATCACTCACTGCCGGAGCAGCATAAAGAGCAGCTGCTCTAAGCACCTTGTCAGCCTTGGATGCTTCCCTGAAGTTCTTGAGCTGTTGCTTCAGAAACGCAGATGTAGAGTCATAGACAGGCATAAATTATTTTTAAAAATATTTTTGCAGATAAAATATATCTGTTAGTATTGCAATCACAAATCTAACCAATTAAACAACATGCAGACAAGAGTATCATTTCACGATTATTTTGGTTTCGGTATTTCAATCGATGCCAAAGGCACTATTTATGACATTCAGAAATTTGCCACAATGTATGGCGGAAGTTTAACTGTCTATGACATGAGCAAGACTCAATTTGCTGAAGACTTCCTGGAGAAGCCATATAGACTTTCTTATCGCCTTCTTAAAGCCCCATTTGAAATATTCATCTATGGCATTGAGCTGACTGAAGATGCATACAATACTCAGATATTAGCTTGGAATGGCAAGCAGAGTGTGTCGGTTGAAGCCGGAAGCAATCTTACTCTAATTGATAATGCTTACCTTCTGCTCAGATGATTAACAGAGGCATTAAGCAAGTAATTAAAGAGGCCTTGTTTCAGGGCTTTTTCTGGATTGTCTCTATAATCTTAGTCATATTGATAGCAATAAAATTCATAGTCTATGTCAAAGGATAGAGACATAACAGTCTGCCTGACCAGCTGCGGAAGGTTTGACTTGCTTGAGAAAACCATCAGCTCATTGGTTACTTATTGGGATGGCCCTCCTCCTGCTGCATTCCTGATCCATGAGGACTCAGGACTTATACCTACCTCATTAGGCATTGAGCTTAACCGATTTCTGAAAAGACATTGGCAGATTGAGGCTGAATGGTCAATGAGTAATCGAGCTGGACAAGTACATGCCATTGATGTATTATACCATAAGGTAGAAACTCCTTACATATTCCATTGCGAAGATGATTGGGAGTTCTATCAGGAGGGCTTTATTCATGACTCTAAGGCTGTGCTTGAGGCTGAGCCTAAGTGTGCAGTTGTCTGGATTAAACATCCAGCAGACAGAAGTGGGCATACAATCATGAAAGATATTAAGCTCACCAAAACCGGAGTCAGGTATCAGCAACTTGCGCATAGATTTAGAGGTGATTGGCATGGCATGACTTGGTCGCCTGGTCTCAGAAGACTGTCTGATTATATGATTGCAGGTGAGTTTAGCAAATTCTGCACATGGCGGCCCAATGACCACATTATTGCAGAGAAGGACTACAATAAACGATATTATGACCTCGGATATAGTGGCTTCACTTTATGCCGGGGCTTCATCAAGCATTTAGGCAATATTCAATCACTAAAAAAAAGGAAATTATGAAAGCAACATTGATTTTTAACCTTGATAATTTAGATGATGAACTGAATCACAAGAGGTGTATAAAAAGCCTAGACATGGCTCTGTTCATCTTTGATTTCAGCAACAAAATCAGAAGGCTGGTGGACACATCAGAGGATGGCAAGTACATTAATGAAGAGCATCTCTGGAATGCCTGGAATGAATCTCTGGAAGCATATGACATCAACATAGACAGGCTAATAGTATGACACAATTAGAGCAGCTAAGAGTGATTGTCGCAAAGGAAATTAAGACCAAGCAATGGCTGGCAGAGCAGCAGTCAAATAGTCTAAAGACCAGATATTACTTTGCCGGAGGGCTGGCTGCTTTACAATATGTAAAACATATAATTGACAGAATAATAGATGAAACTGGAAGATAAGCAGACAGCAGTGGAATGGTTATTCCGCAGTCTATGGGATACACCAAAGGATAAATTGACATGGTGGGCAATATTCGATAAGGCAATGGCAATCGAAAAGCAGCAGATAATTGATGCCTATAACAATGGAGAAGATAGAAGTGCAGAACTATATTACGATGACAATTATGCCAACTGATAAGCTAATTCAGAGACTAGAGCGAGAAATCATTGCTCTCCAGGATGAGCAGACTGCAATACTCAAGAAGAAATACAGCCTTGAGGATGAACTAAGATTGCAGAAGAAGCGCATAGCTGACCTTGAGCTAAGAGAGACTGATGCTGTGGAGGGTAAAAAGGGATGGCAAAGGGTCTCTGCATTCTTGTTGGCTATCTGGGTGCTTGTACTTTCACTACTTGGAATTGAGCGTAAGTGAACTGCACAGAATTAAGGCAAAAGATTATGTTTGCCGTCAAATGGTGGAAAGGCGTAATGCGGGTTGGTTTCCCAAATCCTGAAAAGGTTGCATCCCGGTTCGATTCCGGATTCCACCACAAAAACACGAAGGCACTTGTAATGCGTTACAGGCTGGCGGGCTTCACAGGGTAAATGGTTGCGCACGGACTAAGAAGCACTCGGAGACTTAATACCTGCCTTTCGTGTTTGTTTTATAAACAACACCTCGTTGCCATCAACGATGTGTCACAATAATTATCAATATTTGTGCAGTCGGCTACAAATTGTAACCATCTGAAATATGACTAACCCAATCGAAGAGCTGATTGATTTCATCATTAACAATGAAGGCAACATAGACCTCAATGATGTGCTGATAAAGGCTGAGCTAATTAATATGCGGTCAAAGCCCAGGCATGCTGGATGGTACTTTAATGGCCAGCTGGTTCAGTCACTTGATCAGCTTAAAGGTAGAACCATGTCAGAAAATAATACTCCAAAACCTATTTATTACTATCCGTAAAAAAAGTAAATGAAAAGTAAAATGGAAAAGCAAACGGCAGTAGAGTATTTGTTTCAAAGCCTATTTGACGAGCCAAAGGACAATGCAAATTGGTATGCCATTTTTTTTAAGGCTAAGGTCATGGAACAAGAACAAACAGAAAATGCTTATAGTGAAGGATATAACTTTGGAAAATATGGAGAAGAACCAAACGGCAGTAGAATGGCTTGCCTCTGAATTACATGGACACTTAGCCCCATCAAATGGCCCTGAATTATTGGCAATCTTAAATCAAGCTAAGGAAATGGAGAAGGAGCAAATCATTGAGGCATTCAATTCAGGTCAGGCTAAGGAGGCCTCCGAATGCTTCTGGACTAAGGGCAATTTTTACTACGAAAACAAATATGGGCAGCATACTGACAGCAATATATGATGATATGATGGAACAGCGTGAGCAGCTTCAGGCAGTAGATCATCCTGCTCACTACGGTGGAGCAGAGGACACCTATGAGGCAATCAAGGTCATTGATGCTTGGAAGCTAGGGTTCTGCCTGGGCAATGTAATCAAGTACATATCTAGGGCAGGTAAGAAGGGCAGCAAACTGGAAGACTTAAAAAAGGCTCAGTGGTATCTCAACCATGAGATTGAGCGACTTGAAGGAGGTTGCTTTTAAGGCCTCACAAATCCCTGCTGAATCAATCCGGCATTGTCGCAATTAAAGCATAAGCCTTCACCTCTCAGGTTTAACTGCCTTGCCCATATTGCTAGGCTCTGCTGATAGCCATCTAAGAAAGTAGCCATAGCTCTCTCAGTGAACTCACGGTTGCTCTGGGCAAAGTAATTAGCCCTCGATGATGCCACCTTCTGCCACAGAATCTGATAGCATAGCAGATTTGCCCAGGCATCAAGAAGAAACTCCTTCTGCTGGCAGATAAATGAATCAAGGCTGCACAATAACTGAGCATCAATGTAGATGCCTGACTGACTGTTATCTTGTGTCCAACTATCTCCAAAGCCATAGCCTAGCGGAGCAGTAACCGGAAAGACACTCCATCCATTGCGCCATAGGTAAGTAAATCTTGTGGCACACTCTAAGTCCATTTGATTCCAGCCCCAGTCAATAAAGAAGCCTGAAGTGGTGGGCAGATTGGTGCAATCCATAGCCACCATGATGTTTATCTTATCGAAGTCCGAATAGAACTCATTATTGACAGGCAGATAATTCATGCCCTCAACTAGGTCAGCAGTTCCTTGATCTAGCACCTTGCCATCCTGAGTTTGAAAAATGTACCAAGGCACTCCGGCAACAGCAGGCCCAGCATTGTAAACATAGATTTGCTTTACTCTCAAGGATAAATACTTACTGCCCTGAACGCTGACAAATGCTCCCTTTAATATTGCCTCTGCCGGAACAGTTGTAATCTGCTGCCATTGCTGAACGAAGTTCTTGCTGGTCTGGAATAGCACCTGATCTAGCTGAGCCTCTGCTGATGTGAATAAGGCAGACTGAATGTCTCTCTTGATTCTCACATAGCTCACAGCCTGAGCTGAGTTCCACATGCCTACATAAGACACCTGCTCAGGAGTTGCAATCTTATCCAGCAGCTCCGAACTCATGCCCGGGTAGTCATTGATGTAGAGGCCAGACAGAGGTGCATCAGCTGTGCATCCCTTTAGTCCGATGTAATCTTCGAGGCAATTCATTTTACAAAGTTAAACATTATCAGCACTCCCAATATTAGGAGCTGTAATTCTGAATATCTTATTGGTAAGTGCCACCCATGCGCTAAGCACCTGCCCTAGAATGAACATCAGGACAGAGTCTGAGGTTTCTACTTTTTCGATTTTATAGAGCCAGCCCACTCCACCAAGCAGGCCAACAAGCACAATAGAGGTGCAGGTGTAGGCATAGACCTGCATTCGTTTAGAGAATAGTGCATGACTCACATGCCGGGAATAAGGCTTTTCAATAGCCCTCCCACGAACTTGCCTCTTCTCTCCGCCCTGTCCTGCTTGATGCTCTTGTTCTGCTGACATGAGTCTAGATAGATAACTGACTTACCTAGGCCTTTGATTTGTATTTTCAGGCTATCAACAGACTCGATCATCTTGTTCTGCCTGATGTTACTGTTGGTCAGCCTCTCCTGATTCAGGGCTATCAGATTGTCAATCTTATTGTGATTAATATTAGTAACATAAACATCGCCTCCGATGTAGATGACAACCACTGCAAGAATAAGTGCGAACTCCTTTGATATGCTCATCTGAATAGGTTTTTAAATTTCTGAAATAGCTTCTGGTAGCCTGTCATCTTAACCAGCTCAAGGCTATCATCATAGTA